TATTCTTAATTGTTGTGCTGCAGAAGATGATACTTCTACATAAAATTCTAAATGATTATTAGTAGTATCTACTAATATTTTATTATTACTATCAGCATCTCTAAGCGTACTAATAGGTCCACCCTCACCTGCTGTTCCATCATGTGAGTGTCCTGTTGTTGCATGAAATGCAGCTAATACCTGGTTAAACTCATCATTAGAATGAGCTGCAGTAATAGTATCACCTGTTGTGAAACTTGACTGTCGTGCTGAATAGCCTGCCATTATCTTCTTCCTCCTGGGGTAAATTCAAGTTGAAATCCTTTTACTGAAAATGAATCTGCACTATTTTGATCATCTATTTGTAATGCTACTGCAAATCCAGATCCTTCTATTGTTTGTCTAACTAATGGAACACCTGAAGCATTATACAATGCATTTCCATATTTAGCTGCTCCATATTGTCCAGCACCTCCCACGTTAGGTAGTGCTATTTTTTGGGGTTGTGGACTATTCTGATCATCATAGTTATATCTTAAAGCTAAATTTGCATTGATAGATGTCCCTTCACCTTGATAGTTTAAATTAATTCTTTGCATATATTTTCTTATACCTGGATCACCCATTACCATATCTGGAGAACGGTATACAGCTTGAATAGTATTATTAACTGCACCTGACGCAAAAGAATTACCTGTTTCCATTTTATAAATAAAACCATCATAACCACCAAATACTTGTGTTTCAGTGCTACTTATAAAATCAGAATCTGTACTAGAAGGTTTAATACCTATCATATCAGAATACTCAAATCCAATTTGTCCAGTATTAGGATTATTTTTTAATACTCCAACAATACCTTTTGCCGATGCTTGTGCTCCTGCATTAGTTGGATAGAATAATCTATATTGAGATTTAGCTCTAATTACAATTGATGATATTCTATCTAAACCTATTTCATCAATTCTAGACTGTATTTGTCTAGATATAGAACCTAGTTCAACGTCACCAATTCTAGCTGTACCAGCAATAGTTCTTAAACCATCTGGTGCTAAAAATATAACATCACCACCAATCTCTTGAATACTACCACCATCTCTACATCCAATATTTCTTGTAACTTCTTGTACTGCAAAATTACTAGATGTTGTTCCAGTTAGTTTATATATTCTATCTTCACAAAATATAATTAATTCATTCCTAAATACTTTTAATCCAACAACAGTAGAGTCAACTTTAAATGATCCTGCACCACTACCAGTTGTAAAATTATCTTCTGCAAATGGTACACTAAATATAACTTCCTGTGAATTAGTTGCACCAGCATAAAACATATGGTTTTGAAATGCTTTTACAAACTTAGGATTAGTTGGGGCTGTACCACCACCTGTTGCATTTACAACATCAACTGCAAAACTAGAATTAATTATCTGTGCAGGTGAGTGTCCTGTAGCAATAATTATTTTATCTGTACCATCAAAATTAAATTTTTCAAAATCGTATGCTCTAGTAGCTGTACCTAATCCAGTTGTTAGAGTTGTAAAACTACCTGAAGTAGTTCCTCTATGTATATCTCCACCTCTAGCCGCAATAACTTGACCATTAAATATAATAGAACAATCTACTGTTAGACTACTATTACTAGATCCTTGGGGTACAATTGTAGTATTAAATTGTGCTGTTCCACTAACACGTCTATATCCACCTTTTATATCAGGTTCAAAATTCTGTAGTATAAGAGCCTCTCCAGGTTGCATGGAGAATACATCTTTATTAAGTGTTAAACCACCTGCACAACTTACTACAAATGGTGATATTAAATCTGTAGTTGGCATATTACCTATCTGACATTACATTGTATACTCTAACATCTGATCTCATATAATCAGCTTTTGTAGAATAATCTGTTTTTAATAATCTTAATTTTCTTTGATAATCTCTATCTGCTAATTGTGCATGTTGAGGATCTGATCTAAGCATGTATGTATAATACTTTGCTCTATCAGTAACCAATGATCCAAATCTATCTGGTAATGCCATTGTATCACCATGTGCTGATAAATCTGTATGTGTTGTATAATAATTATATGATAATGTTTGTTGATCATCATTAGGTATTGGTGTTATACCGAATGCTGTAAAGTTTGGTAATATATAAACTCTAGCTGGTGTGCCATATACATCACTATCATTTCTATCATCTATTGGTTTATAATTTTGTAAATAATCATCGTATGAAATATACTGTATTTTTTGTCTAGTAATATCACTTCTTGAACATCTAATATAATCTACATCTAATTGTATACCACTTGATTCTACATATATAAATGAAGATTTTGCTGTTGCTGTAAATGTAGTATTTAATATAGCACCTTGTCCAAAATCAGTTACACCTAATGTAGTACTTAAATTTTGTGTTCCACCTGCTGATGTACCAACCCTAACAATTAATGCAGTTGTAGAACTATTAGGACTTAATACTCTAATCTGTAATTTATATTCTTTATTAACTGTAGTCTCTACTGATTGATATGCTGCTGCATCATTTAAATTTAATCTACCATTACCACTTGAAGTATAAGATGGTGATCCATCTCCAGTAGTCCAACTACTTATGTTAGATGTAAACTCACCATTAGTTACTAATTCTCTTGGACCAATGATAAAAGAATCTCTATCTATCTTTCTAAAATCTGCTGGAAAATCATATTCTGAATCTCCAGTAGTTAAATTCTGTGTTGTTCTAGTATATAGTAAAGGTATCTCAGCTGCTTCATTGTAAATATCATGTATACCTTTATTTACAAAATCTTTAATAGCAGTTTGTATGCCCCTACTAGAACTAAACGTACTAGAGGTTAACTCTGTTTCGTTTAATTCTCTAAGTACTCTGTTTGTTAGTGTCAGGTAAGTTGTTGCCATTTTGTAATAAATCCAATATTTTATCTAATTTTTTTTCTTGATCGTTAATTCTATTTTCTAAATAATCAACCCTCATATTATTATCACTTCCTAACTTAATAATTCTTTGTCCTGTACTTGCTCTTGTTTTTTTTGTCAAATCGTGAATAGCCATATTTCTCCTAAATATTATAAGGGGTATAAATTAAAGGGGGCATATAGCCCCCTCTAATATTAAACAGATTAAACAGCAGTGTCGTGCTGAGAGTCTGTATTTCTGTCAGTTTCGTCAATACCTGATACATCGCATAGTACTGCAAATACACGGATTTTACCCGCACTAGATGCCGCACTTAATACTAATACATCAAGAGTATCCGCACTTGCAACTATAGTTCTAGCTGTAGCTGTTGGTGCAGAGAATCCTGTAGCATTTGTATCTCCATCGCAATATCTGTCAACGTCACCGCCTGTGATACCTAAATCAAGAGTTACTGAAGAAGATAATGCAGTGATTACCTCGATTCCAGCTTCCATGATTAAAGTTTCAGCAGGGATGTCTAGTACTCTAAGAACATCATTCTGTGCTGCTCCAGAGTCTCCATTGATTGCAGATACATCGATTGTATTTTCAACCATATAAGGTGTTCTACCATTAGCAGAATGTCCAGTAGTTCCACCAGCTGCCGTTAAGTCGTATGTAGCCATAGTTCTCTATTATCCTCCTAATTAACCTATTGTTATTACGCCAGATCTTACTGCTTCGTCTCTAAGAATTTTTCTTCCAAAAACGTGTAAGCCTCTGACTACGTCTGCGAATGAATCAGGGTCTCTGATTAATTCAGTTTTTGCAATATGATTTACAGTTGCAACTGCTGACATATGTCCGTATAAAAATGCAAACTCATTTGATCCAGCTGAACCGAATGTATGAGATGCTGCAGATCCACCAGACACAGCAATAGCATTTGACTGGTACATATTAAAACCAAATAATGGTCTGTCTGTGACTTTACCATTTCTGATTTGTGATGAACCACCATCAGCCATTACTGATTGGTCAGAAAGTTTAGCACCTGATTTTCTTAATTGCTCAAAAAATTCAGGTGGTGCAACTAACCATCTATTTTCTTCTGGTACGCTATTCTTGTCAAGAACTTTTTTAGCTGCTGACACAACGTCTGCTAAAGTGTCTGCTGCTGCATCACCATCGATTGGTGAACCATCAGTTCCAGTGTCACTAGCAGATGTAGAAGCGTTATCGTAGATAAACTTCAATACATTGTAGTCGTAGTTTTTCTTTAATGAATATGCACCTGAAGAGGTTGCAAGAGCCTCAAAGTTTACATGAGATTGTCTTTCTTCAATATCATCAACTTTAAAAGCAAAATAAGAACCTTGGTCAACTGTCATAGTTATTTGGTCATCAGCTAATAATTGTGTATCAACTGTTTGTCCTCTAGCATAATCTCTGACTGTGATCGTAGGCTCTTTTATTAGTTTTACTGTGTCGCCAAAATTTTCAATTTCTCCAGCGTAATCAGTGTTAGTAATATCTTCTACCACTGATGCTCTTCTGAAGAATTTTTGAACTTTCTGACTAAAGATTTGTGGGGTAAAATTACCTTGTGAAAGGTTATTGTAACCCGTAGCACTTCCAAAAGCCATGGTTGTACTCCTCCTATTGTTTAGTTAGATTGTTAACGTTGTTCAATCCTACCTTCTAAACGAGCAAGGTCAATCTCCTGTTCAAGTTTTTCAAACTCATGAGGTTTCAATTTAGAAATCTCACTTGCTGTCCAAACTTTTTTCTTTGGTTCTTCTGAGTCTACAGCTTTTCTAGTTTTAGAAATTGCTTTAGCAGCTTCTTTCTTAACATCCTTCTCTTCCTTTTTAGTTAGTTTACTTTGACCACTGTCCATTTTATATAGATCAATAGCCCTAGCAGCTAACTTAGCATTAGATGTATTTTCATACAACCAACTTTGGATAGTAGGATCTTGTTTTTCAGCCCATTGATGAAATTCATCTTTTGCACGAATATCATTAAAATCTGGGTGAATTTTTAAAAGTTCTACTTCAGCTTTTTCTTTCTTAATTTGTTCTTGTTGTACTTGTAAGTTTTTAAATTTACTTTCAAGTTCTGCAGATTGAGTAGTAGCTTTGTTCATTGCTATGGTTTCAACCATATCATAAACATCAGGGTACTCTTTTCTCCATGCATCTAACTCTTCTTTAGATTTAGGTGCAACAAATTGTTTTGTGCTTGACTCTAGTTGTGAACGCAAAGAATGAAGTTCATCCTTGTGTTTATTTATAGTAGAATCATAATGCTTTTTCAAATCGTCATAACGTTTTTTAAAAGCGGTATCTTCAGCTTTAACAGGGCGTTCAGCGATAGGAGTAGCCTTTTGATCTGTAGGTTCTGCAGTCTCTTCAGATGCATCGGTGTCCTTCTGTTCGGTTGCTGCTGCTGCTTCTTTTTGTTCCCTTGCAAACTTTGTTAATTCACCTCTAGCAAATGCTTCTACTTCTGGATCATCTTCTCCATGATCTTTTTTGTATGGATTTACTGTTGGCATTTTAACTTTAGTTTCCGTAGAAACTTTTTCTTTTTCTTCCATTATTTTTACCTATTGGGTTGAGTGCCTTATGGATAAGGGTAGCTCTAAACTATTTTATTAGTTTGTGGGCTAGTCATTAAACCTTGACTAGGTGGCACGTTGTTATCATCTCTTTGAACCATTTTTTGAAAATTCTCCAATGATCCAAATCTATCAACAACAATACTTTTTGGGATACTTACTGTGTTCTCTGTTAAGCCAAACTCAGGAAAAATATCCTGTCCAAATATTCTGTTGAATACATTTTTAAGAGATGGTGTTAAATGAATATTTAAAATTCGTTTATCATCATCTCTCAAATTCTCTAAATTAATTTGTGGTAATCTTTCTTCTGGTAAATTTTTTTGTACAACTTTAGGTTCAGGTTTTCTAACAGCCTGCATCCTTAAAGGTTTTACAGGTTCAGGTTTTCTATTCATTATACCAGTTGTGGTAAATGCTGTCTGTTGTGTTAGAGGTTGTCCTCTATAATCTACTGCCATTAAAAACTCCCCATTTCACTTGCTGTTCCACCACCACTATATCCTGGTCCAGCATCTCTTTGTCCTTGATTACCACCACCATTACCACCACCAGCATTTATATTTTGTAAATCTCTAAACTGCTGTTGAACTTTTTTTGCATTTGCTCTTTGTACGTAATCTGAAGGATCTTCTACACCTGTTCCAGAATCTATTCCAGCCTTTTGTAATTTATCTATTTGTTGATCTTTTGTAAGTCCTGGTCTATCTAATTTATCAGTGTATTGACCAAATCCTTCTGTGTAATATGATGAATGTACTGGGTCATAATATGGATCTACATAATTAGATCCTGCATGTTTTAATGCCTTATGAATACTTCCTATTATAGGTATTTGACTAACAATTGTAGATTTAATAGGATTTAATTCTGAATCTATATAAGTATCAACAGCTTTCATTTTTATTTTTTCGTCAAATGTTGAACCACCTATGATATTTCCTTTATCATCTTTAGCTGCTGCAGCTTCAAAACTCTGGTTTAAATATTTCTGATACTCATTTTGACTTGATCCACCACCATCATTTTTACCAGTTTCATTATAAATATATTTTTGTAAATTTTGATATACTGTTTCAGTATTTTCTTCTGTTACATTTTCAAAATCAAAATCAGTCTGTACAGTTCTAATTGGTTTATACTCTCCAATATTAAATGATGATTTAATAACTGGTTTAGATCCTTCTATAGTATTTTTTACTAATGAAGGACTACCCTTATCATCATATGATATAGAATATTGTATTGCCACTAATCACCTTCTTTACTGCGTTTGTTTGCCGTTGGGAGATTTAACATCTGGCGAAGCAAAACCAGCTTCCCCTGGCATCGGTATATTGCCGATTCCGATGTTGCCACCTCCATTTCCTGTTGGATCTGTGATTGAAGCCCCTGGAGGTGCTTTTCCAACTGTTGCCATAGGGTCTTGTTCTCCAGTAGGGGTTGTATTGTTTTTATTTCCATTTACCATTCCCATTATTTGTGCATAGATAGCTGCTTTCTCTGGATCATTAATTAATTGATCAGGATCGATATCTAATGATTTTGCTATTTCTTTTAAACATGTATGCCATTTAACAAATGGTGCTAATGCTGGATTAGCAGCTGTTTGCATAAACGTCATAAGTCTTTGTGATCTAACTTCTTTCTGCATTAATGAAGATGTACCTCTTGCTTTTATTTCAAGATCACCTTTAATAATTGGAATGTCTGCATTAAATTGCATATTCCAATGAAACAAGTTTTCACCTAGGGGTTTTAATAAGTAATCATCTACATTTTTAATTACAGTTTTAATACTTAATGCTGCAGCACCCATCAACATTGACATACCTGCCGCAGTTCTAGTAGTAGATTGTACACCTGTTGTACCATGTGAATATGATGGTATACCAGTTGCCTCATCTGCTAACTGTCTAAATCTATCAAACATCATCATATTTTCCTGAGTGCTGTTTGGAAATTTAATTGCATTTATAGATGTTCCTGGTTGTCCACTCTGTCTTCTAAATATCTTACCAGGAAAAATTTTCATATCTTGTCCAGGAACTAATTGTGTTTCATCAACATCAAATACTAAGTTACCTGACAATGCTAGATTATCAATAGCCATTCTTGCATGACCATTCATAATCTGTTGTGAGTCTTCCATATTTTCTGGAACACCAATACCAAAAAATTGATATGGGTTTAATTCGTATGGACAAACCATAAAAGGTAATCTAGTAGGTTCAAATGGATTCTCTACCATTCTTAATACTTTGCCACCACATATCCATGCATTGACACTAATTACACTCTTATCACTTTCTATTCCACATTCTTCTGCCATCTCTTTTGAGATAACACCCCAATATTCTAATACTTCAAATCTGTTTTTATATATAGTCTCTACAGTTTCTCTATTGTATAAAGAAGATTCATAACCTCTAACTTGATAGTTAGGTCCTTCTTCTAAACACATATCAATAGCTTCCTCATTAAAGTAAGGCATCTTTCTTAAATCAGAAAACTGTTGTCTATTTAATGAATGTCTTTGAATTACATAATCACAATCATTTATACTAGTTGCATTTGGATCTGCATAAAAATCCCAACATGATACTGCTTCTACTTTAGGTACTGTTTTAATTTTTTTAGCATGTACATTTATCATGTTACCATCTTGATCTTCACCTACATCAAATGCATGATATGTATGATCAAAACTAAATGGACCTTTTAATATACCAGTTCCTAATAAACACATCTCGAAGAATACATGTCTTAGAACTGTTATAGCACTAGACTCTTCTAATTGATCGTGTAATAATTTTTCTAAATGTTTTGCTGCTATCTCTGCTGGTTGTATCTGTGGTTCTCCTTGATTAGCAGGACCCTCATCAAAACCAACATTCTCAAATTCTTGTGCTAAATTTTTCATTAGCATATCAGCTGTAGCACCAGGTGGTATCTCTCTACCATCACCTTTAAATC